TGAAGGGCCGCTTCAATTTCCTCCACTTTCTCGTCGCCACCAAGCTTTTCCTTCACCCATTCCACAACGATTTCTTCGCTAAGGGAATCAAAAGGAATCATTGTCTCAGGGTCAGGCTGCTCTAGTCCAACGCTGCCATAGGCACCCGCAGAATAAACTGCGTCTTTGGCATCAATGGTGTAATGAGCAGTTGTGACCACTCCGTCAGCAGTGTGGCGGATTAGTTGCGCAATGTGCCAGTTAAATTCAGTTGTCATGGGAAAACAATGTCTCTAAGGAATTCTACAGCACTGGCATTTCATATTCCTGCGTTGTGTTGCAGTAGTGCTTAAAGATTACTTCGCTAGTGTTTCCGGCCCATGCTGCTACCTGCGGTACGGGAATCCCTGCCTCAATCCAGCGACTGATAGCAGTGTGACGACAGTCATATGGCCTGTACAAATGGGAGATCAAACCAGCCTGATGCAATGGTGCCATCTTTTTGCGGAAATAGCTTTGGAATGCCAATCGATAATCAGAGACAAGGCTGGTAGGGCATAAAGAAATGGAACGCTCGGCAACGTAAGCGTCCCACAATTCAGCAAGAGTCATGAACGCAGACTCGGGGTTTGTAACCCCAATCTAGGCCCAGATTTGAGTAGGTCTACTGGGTCTAGGCGATACCAGCATCAGACAGACGCTGTTCTAAGGTTTCGATCTTTGCGATTGCTTCTTGTAGTGCTGCTGTTAGTAGTGGTACAAGTTTGGATTGGTCGATGCCTTGGTAGATGGGGTTGCCTTCATCATCGATTTCATCCTTGGTGCCGTTGATTGCCTCAGGAACAACATCCTGGACTTCATGAGCGATGAAGCCATCAACGGTTTTGTCTGGGTCCGCAATAAAGTTAAAACGGTTCGGTTTCAGTTGCTGCAGGCGGGTAATACCATCAATAACTGCAACAACGTTCTCCTTTAGACGGTAGTCTGAAGATGTAGCGTAGTTGACCGTTGTAGTGCCATTATGCGTGATCGCGCCTGCAGTATTGGCAGCCGAGTTTAAAAAAGTAACAAAGTTTTGTCCAGCTCCTTGCGTGACAGAGTTTTTTATAAGAAGACCGTTGTCATTATTAAGATCAGCAGTAATACCAAATCTTGCAGACGCGGCGGTAGAAGTGTCATTTAAGATTAACTTGCCCGCTTGCGTAATACGCATTGCCTCGGTTGGGCTGCTTTGACCGTCTCTCGTAGTGGAGAATGTTAGGCGGCCTGGAATATCACTTCCAGAAGAGCTAGTTCCGTCGCTAGAAGCATAAATACTTGCGTAATGTGCGTTAGCTGAAGAGTTATCAGCGCTATACCAACGAATGTAGCCAATATCTGTATTTGCGGCAGTTGGACGTGATCCACCCCAGCAAATATCAAATGTTCCGGCATTACCACCAGTATTCCCTGCCGTGACTAATTTGCCGTTGCCGGCGTAACTAGACGTACCAACTAACAGCCTGCCCGAGCTGTCGATTCGTAGGCGTTCGGTTGGTGAATCAGCGCCAGTGAAAAACTGCATCGTGGCGTTATGACTAGCATTGCCACTAAACGCTTTTAACTTAAAAGCATCACTAGACGTTTCAAGCGATCCATAACGTGGATTGCTTCCAGATTGAGTTAGTTTTACAACACCCGAGCTGTCGATTCGCAGGCGTTCGGATCCATTCGTGAGAAAGAGTGTTGGGCCATTGGAGTTATTGTTGACGTAAAAGTCTGCTCCGTAATGGCCGATGAGTCCATAATCAGTAGCACTTCCATTGGTGCGTACATAACAAGCTGCGCCAGTGGTTCCGTTAATATCTAGAGTTCCACCAAAACCGGATGTGTCACTGGGGCTCGCAGTGCCAACCCCCACATGGCCCGAGCTGTCGATTCGCATCCGCTCGTTATTTCCGCCGGTAGCAAACAATAAATTTGCTTCTGCCCTAACCAAGCCATCTGTAGTGGCTGACCCAGACAACCAAGAAGAGCCTCCAGTTCCTGCATATAGTGCCTGAACATTCCCTTGCAGGAGGGAAATACCACCCCCTCCTGCAATAGTAGTATCAAGATACAGCGGATTGTAACCTGAGCCAACAACATGAAGTTGGCTATTAGTGTTAGGGGAACTAGTCCCTATGCCTACGAGCCCTGCCGAGGTGATGCGCAGGCGTTCTTGTGTATTAGTGCTGATGGCTACTTGGTCAGCACCAGGGCTGTAGATGCCGGTGTTCTTGTCACTTGCGAAGGCAATGGCTGGAGCCGCAGCCGTGCCAAGGTTCAAGGCCCTCGTGATGCCACTGACCGTAACGCTTTTATTCGGGCTTCCCGTATCGTCAATATCCCTAATCAAAAACTGATCGCCGATGGCCAGTGAATCACCAATGGACGAGAGCTGAGAGATTTTAGTCACAATCGCAATCTAAGCAGTAATTAATCATAGTCTACCAACGTTTAGGCTAAATCAATTTTATAAGGCACTCCCCTTATGCTGATTCCCATTGTCACACTGGCCACTTTTCCAGATGCAACCACCACATTGCCGCTACTAGTGACATTATTGACGATTAAACCACTTGGTAGTACCACTCCAGAAGCTGTTTCAATTTGAAGAGAGGACAATGGCGAAGAGCGTGAAAATAATGCATCAGTGCTTCCTGAAAGGACAATGCCGCTAACAACAACGCCACTAGCACCAATCTTGCCACTATTAGTCCAAGTGCCAGTCAAGGTGTCGCCTGCCTTGTCTGCATACAGAACAGGCGTGATTGTTGCAAGCAGTGCCGTTGAAGAATCTACTTGGTCCTGGAAATTAGTGGAAGAGTTTGCAATTTTCTGTACGTCTAAATTGGTTAGTCCCGACGAGAGGAAAAGCCCCTTGATGCGTTTGTAATCATTGTTTTGCAGGCCAAGATTAATCCTTGCACGTTCTGGATTAATTAAATCCCTTAAATTGTTTTTCCGAACCAATCCGCGAGTCATGATTAACCAGCCTCCAAAATGGAATCGTCTTCAAGCCTAAACAAATTCACTCGTTCATCATGAATTACTTTTGTAAACGATAAATCAGCCGCATCTGGATCAAAGACAAAGCCATATCTCCATCGTAAATACTCTTCCTGCGAAAGCAGCTCAGCATCACTCAACACTTCATTGAACAGTGCCAAGGAGCTAATACTGCCCTGAAAAGCATTGGAGCGACTCACTGAATCGCTCACACCAATTACAAAATTACCTGCGCTGGAGTAAGTGTATGAAGGGGGAGCAATGAAAGTTTTTCTTGCACCATCAAGCCTAAATTCAAGACCATAGGCAGTGCTTGCCCTTACGCTCATAATCAGGGTGCCATTAACTGGCATTGCAGTGGGAAAGTTGGAAATGATGCTGCTTGTAAACAAGCCCCATGCGCCATTGCCGCTACCACTGCGCCAAGAGCTAGAAATATTAGCCAATGAGCTAACAATGCAGTAGACGGCATCACCAGCCGTTATCGCATTGCTAAGGCTTAGCGCAACGACAAGAGTGGCTCCTGTTGACAAGGTTGCTCCAATTGTGCCAATGTTAAGAAAATCATTACTGCCATCAAATTGAACGGCGGCTTTACCATTGAGGTCGCTGGTGATAACAGTAGGGCGATAAGCAGCTTCAGTTTGTGAAGCATTAGCTCGTTGCAGCACGTCTTCCCATCGTCTTACCCCCACGCCATCTAAAGTAATTTGACTAAATTCTGAATCAAGCCATAAAACATTAGAGTCCAGCACCGTTGGTGGAGCTAAATACAATGGCGAAAAACGAAGGGTGCCGCCACTATCCGTAAGTCTTAAATGAGTGCGATATTTGACAAAGTAATCAGACCATTGTTTTGTATCTCCTGCAAAATTAAAGCCGCTAATAGTTAAATCAGGAATAGAAGCAGGGCCAATTAAATATTGAGCGCCAGCGTTGTATCCTGATGCCGTAGTAGGAGAGAAGAAGCTATCAGTGGATGCTGAAAGTATGTCAAATGCAGCGTTGTAATAAGCACGATCATTATTAACAGTGGCACCAGAGAGAGTGCCAATACCAGAATCTCCATTTTTGCTGATCTTGCCGAGCATTGCCACCAGTCCAGAGGCCGCTCCCACCGTGAGCCCACTAATTTGAGGCTCTAGAAAAGTGCTTAAATCTTTGCAATTAAAATAATCTCCTTCTGTTACACCAGCGGCGCTAGTGCCCACTAGCAAAGCTAAGTCACGCCTGTCAATGCCTAAGTTATCCCAGCAATCATCCCTGTCTTCAACTTCTGCTAAGTTTCTAGCGGCACGAAAACCAAACTGTTGCGTCATGATTGCCCCGCCTTTAAATAGTAAATATAGTTGCCGTCCCTTACGGGAATAGCCACTTCTGGCGCTGCTACTGTGCCAATGCTAAGAGTATTTTGAACTGTAAAGCCACTAGAGACGATCACATTGTCTAGCAATATAGAGGTGGAAGCAGTGCTGCCAGAGAAGGGCGCCGTGGCCAGCGACTGTGCTGCCACTCCATTAATTTGTAAATTTTGTACGTCTAGATTTCCATTAAGCGAATAATCTCCAACAGACAATGGAGATGCACGCAGCAGTGCATTATTTTGAAGAATAATACCAGATGCCACTTGCTGGCTAACTGTATTAAGCCTTATCTGTGCATTACTAGTAAGACCTCGCAAAAGCAAAAGATCTCTTGCGCTGACCCTGTTAATGCCAGTAACTGCAAGAACGTCTGCTCCCTTAATAACAACTCCGCTTGTTGTTACATTATTAAAAGTGTAACTAATGCTTGCTCCTAAATTATCCCAAGTTGATTCTGCACTGCTTACATCGGAAAGATTTTGTGCTGCTATAAGTCCAACAAAGGCCATTACTGTTCCTCCCAGTTAAGACTTGCACTGGCTTCCCCTGATGCAGTGCGAGCAGTGGCAACAACAAAAAGTGCGCCTGTACTTTCAATGCTTCCAGGGCTTCCCGTTATAAACATTTTATCAGGACCAAACAATGAACTGAGGTCAAACGAACGACTTTCACCACTTCCTATGAAGTAAGTGGCAACGCGCTGCCCTCCCCTTAGTACGCGCAATCCTTGCTTATCTACCAGCACTGCACTCAATGGATCAGCAAGACTATCAACAAATTTATTTGCTACATAATCAGTGCCACCTGCAGCCGTTGCATTTTCAGTGAAGCCACTGCTTAGTGGCCAAGACGTTTGAGCTTGTGTAGCGCCGCTGCCAGGGTAGAGACGCACTGCTAATGGCTGCTGCGCTAACACCACGTCTGACACCACGGCGTCAGCATGAGCTTCTACCACTAGGCGGATGGGCCACGGGGAATTGCCTGAAATGGTGATTGAGCGTCCTGCTGCACTGATCGTAGTGGTGCCACTTGTTGGGAAGGCGATGGCAAAATCAGTAGCTTGATTGCAACCAAATGAACTTGGAAATCTAGCTTCTCCAACTACTTGTCCAATACGGTTAAATTGAAGCGCTGGATAATCAGAAGCCACCCACAGCACGGGATCAACCAATGGGTTGTAGGTAAGTCCTGATGCATTAGGCAGCAAGCCAATGCGTGCAAACCCACTATCAAGACGTCTAAAGATCGTGCCCTGGGTCACGCCACTATCAACAAATCCACTGCTTACGACATAATTATTCATGCGCCCAAGCGTGATGCTTGTAATGCCTCCAGGAAGCCCTCTGTTAGTAGTGATGCGAGTGAGGTCGTCAGACAATACAGACACATGAGTGGCGAGAATACCTGCTCCTACCACCTTCACGCGATTGCCGCTTCTATAGTCAACAGCCCCTCCCAATTCATTCCTGATGTCAGGGAAAAATTGTCCCGATGGTGTGGTCAGTGTATTGCTACCTGTTCGGATGACGGTAATTCCAGAAGCAGCATTTGCAGTTAGCGACGTGCCGTTGCCATAGAAATAACTCTCTCCTCCGCATGCGCTATTCTCTTGAAAAACTAAATCAAAGCGCGTAGCAGTTGTGGCAAATACTGACAAATTGGCTGGAAATACAGCTTTCTTATTTAACACGCCATTGATAGTGCTCTTCACTTGCAAGCCAAGAATACTTTTGGGCGTGCTATTAATTGGCTTTAAGGCATCCAAGCCTGCTGCTCCAGTGGTAACAGTACCCTTGTCGCCACCATCAATGTAAACACTGCTGCCATATAGATTGATAAAGGCAGGAGAGGTGGCGCCTGCAGTAGTGCGAGCCTCCACAAAAAGTTTCAAGAAAGGATTGCGAAGGCTGGGGAAGATGAATTGGTTTTCTGCAAAGAAATAATGCAATGCCACCCATCGTGCTTCATCATGATTAATTGGCACGTAAGCCAAGAAACGAGCGCCAACAGCACCGTACCAGCTAAATTCAATTTTAAACATTGTCACGCGAGACAAGTCTAAGTTCCAACCAGTGCTGCCTACATTTGGTTGAATAGGGTCGCCATTCCAATCATCACGACCAATTTTTGCCGTGCCAAGATCAGGCGAAGTGCGCACCACATATAAGTCACCACCTTTATCAAGTTGAAAGAAATAACCATCCCCTACATTATTTCGGCATCCCCATCGCACTACTTCGCCATCGTAATCACTTCCCGTTGACATTCTCACGCCAAAAGTGAAAGCAGTCACCCTTCCTGGTTGATAGCGAAAGGCACGCTTGCTTTCCCAAAACGTAGTCATACTGCCATTGCTCTGCCCCCCTGGAAATCTTCCCGTGTTGTCATCCACCAAATAAGTAAAACTCAATGGTGGCGGAAAAGCATATGCTTGAATGGCACTTTCTGCTTGGATGTGCCGCCAGAAATAACCATAGTCGTCAGCAAATGTCCAATCGCTAGGGTCTGCCGCATAGGCATAACCAGCCGCGCTTGGTCCAGCGTAAAATTCCTTGTCATTAATGCCATAAATATTTACTGCATCAAAAAGCCCTAATGCAGTTTCACTGCGAGGAATACCAAGCAAACTAACTTCTACTTCGCTCTGGCTTGTATTGACAACATTCACGGGCACATTGGCCGCCGTAGTGTTTACTACTGTGACAGGCGTCAAGCCTTCATCTGCAACAAGTACCAAAGTACCCTTAGCATCTCCCGTGAGCACTTCTTGATCCAGCGGGTCAATTAATGAATCGCCTGTTAGGAAATCAATTAACTCTGCATCAATAAGGTCACTGCCTGCGGGTTGAGCATCGTCAGGCACTTGGTAATATTCAGAAAAACTTGTCATAGGTGCCTACACTTGCTCTTCCCATGTTAGGGAAGCGCTCATGTTTGCACTTGTTCCCATGCCCTGCGCAAACACATAAAGCGTGTCGCCAGTAACGGCTGTCAATGGATAGGAAAGATAGTCTTTGTTATAACCAAAATATGGAGCCAAGTCAATATCGACGCCACCATCGCCAACAAAAAATGTTGCCACATTAGTGCCGCCCGTCAATGAAACCACTCCGCTTGTAGTGGTGAAATTCACTGGGCTGAGAGTGCCAGCAGAAGTAAACGATGGAGTGCCAGAAGTAGCCGTTGGTCCTTTAATTAATTTAACAACTGCTCTTCCACTACTTCCCACTCCTAGACGTGTGGGATACACTTGCATACGATTGCGAATGGAATTGATGTTTTCCTTTACTTGCAAGGCAATAAGCATTGTGCCGCTAGTGGTTACAGTGCGATCAACGGCATTGCTTTCAGAACGAGCAGTGACAGTGCCTTTGTCGCCACCATCAATGTAGTACGAGGCACCGTATTTATAGATCGCACATTCATTGGCGCTTGTGGCCTTCTGTGCCAGGTAGGAGATGGGAAGCGTGGGATTGGCTAGGCTGGGGCTCGTAAGCTGGTTGGAGGCTCGTATATGGTGCATACGCGCCCATCGCGCCTCCCCCGTGGTAGTGGCATCAGGAACATAGGCCAGGAAGTGCCCGCCTACAGCCCCATACCAGCTATATTCAACCTTGAACATTGTTACTTTTGAAAAGTCAATGTTCCAAATGCTGGTATCAGTGACAATATCACCGTTGATATTAATTACTGAACTGCCATTGGTATAAGAAACTGTTGGATTAGAGGCAGTTCCTCCAATGGAGAGCGTAAATGAATTGCGCCCTGGAGTCTTGTCTGCATAATATTGAGCCTTGGTTTCGCCATCGAGACGATCATGACTGAAATATTTACGTGGCACTCGATATTCGTAGGTGTAACGATAAGGCGTTTCCACTGAAATAAATGAGCCCGAGACACTTGTCGTGCCATCAGAAGAAGCAATACCGCCAATGTTCACTCCTCCAGATCCTCTTATGCTGCGATCAAACAAACCAGCATGAATATAAGTGAGGCCAGCGCGAACGATCACTAGGCTTGCTCCTGCCTCTCCTATGTCTCCATCTACAACGTTAGGAGTGCGAATACCAGGCTCATTGCTTTCAAAAGCACTAGTGCGTCTTACGCAATAGCAATTAAATTCTTTGCTAGCGGAGTCCGTCTGTCCGCCGCCTTGCACTTCAACGTAATAACCATCGCGCTTATCAAAAGCACCAAATTTTTTAATGTCGGTGGAATCATTAGAGGTGGTGCTCCTCACGCCAAACGTAGCAGCGCTAACTCGCCCTGGCTGATAACGGAAGAAACGTCTGCTGCTTAAAATTTGATAGTTATTAGTATTGGCAGTACCAAGAACTACTTTCGCTGCACTTTCATTGGGAATGTGAGTAGTAGCACCACCTCCTTCACTTGCCCATTCATTTGGATTGATGTCATAAGTGGTAACATCAGCAAAGATGCCAAGCGCCACTTCAGCACGAGGCACGCCAAGTAAGCTCAAGCTCACTTCACTGACTTGCTGGTTTGCCACTTCCACTGGCACTGGCGTTTGGTCAGAAGCCATTACCACTGGCAGACTAACTGCCATTGTTTGCTGGCCAGGAGGAATGGGCGCTGTACGTCCTACTGTGACAACTGCTACGCCTTCTTTCAACTCAGCCATAGTTCCTCAAGGAAAACAATTGGAGAAAGTGGTGCCAACAAAAATGCTACCAGCCGCCACTGTATCTTGTCTTAGTCTATAAACACTTCCTCCCATAGCGGCGTTAGTAACGCCAGAAAGGGAAGCAATGGTAAAAGCATAAGGAGAAGCGTAAGTGATGCCAGTTAAATTGGTATAAATACGAGCGCTAGTGCCATTGTAATTTATGCCGCTACTAGTGGTGCCGCTAAATACTGCGCGTTCAGTGGTTCCTAGTCCATGATTGGTTTGAGAAATAAATGTGCCGCCACTGACACTTACTAGGTCTGCCACATATTCTTGCTTTTCAATGCGAATGTCCCAAATCAATGGAGAAGCAGACAAGGAGTCGCTGGAATTTTCAATGGTATAAGCAGTGGGGAAAAATGCTTGACTGATGTTGGAAGGTCCAGCGTCAGCGGCAGCGTCCCAAATCAATGCAGTTTGCGTTGAAGTGAGCCAAAGCCTAACCTGACCATTACGAAGCGGCTCTTGCTCTTCAATGTTGAAAGAAGTAATTAGGTCTGCAGTGGTGGCGCCAGTACGCTTCCAAATTGCTGCACAAACTTGAACATCTCCCAAGCCAAAAGGTTCGCCTTCTTCATCTTGCAATAAAAAGCTAACACCATCAAAATAATCCCTGCGCAATAGCCGCAAGTCAATTTGAGGCGCCAAGCTTGTAGCAACGAATACACTCATGTGGGGACTTCGCGGTAGGAAAGCATGACGGTGTAAACAGTGGAGCCACTTACTACGGCATTAAGCTTTTCACTTACAACGCTTTCAAACAGGCCCAAACCATTGGCTTGCGTCAAATTACCATTCGCTCCCAGATGAAAAGGAGGTGTCTTGTCCGTTGAGGCGCCGCTTTGAAGCTTCACAGTGCAGCCCGACAGGGAAGTAATGGTCATTGCCATTACGCGCAACTTGCTGCCGCTCACAGCCGTCACCACGTCTACGTTGCCACTAGCTGCAACAAAAGCGCTCTGCAGTTCGTTTGTAAACGAATCGTTATGAACAAGGTAAGGATCGGAATCACCACCAGCACCTGTAGCCTTTACATAAGCAGCGTTGCCTACTGCATCTAGTCCGTAAAGATTGGCCATATCAGAGAACTAAGAAAAGGAAACGTTGATTGGATACAGTCGTACCATCGCTATATCTTACAGTCTGACTTGCTGTAAAATCAAACACAAGGGGGCTGCTTAATTCGACGATGCTAACAGAGAACGGCGAGCGCCTTCCATTAATCCCAATTGTAGCAATTCGCAAGCGATAAGAAGCGCTGGTCACATACACGTCTGATGGAAAACGAATGTAATTGACAGAAGTTGTGCCAAGACTAATAAATGTTCCATCAACTACGTCCGCATACTCCACATCAAAAGCAAGAATAAATGGATTGTTTTCTAAAGGCTTCCAACACGCACCAGGAACAATAGCGCTCAAGATTGAATATGGCGAATACTGAGGGAATCTCCAAGTGATTTCGTTGTAAGCCATTATTTGTTTACCTCCAGAACGATGCTGCCATTAGCCACTTTTGGCACCACTTGAGGACCCGCAATAGAAGTGCGAGACAGCCCTAAGGCAGTAGCTTGATCCGCTTCAGTAAATTTAGTCAAGCTATATTCTGTAGCGAAAACGGTCATTTCTCCTGAATCTTCGTTAATTCCTCCCACGCGATACAACTCATAACCCTCTCCATCTTCTTGCAGCACCCACACAGCTCCTGTAAGAGGGGTAGAGGACAATGGGGGAGAAATGGTGATAGTCGAAGAGCTTCCTGCACCGTTAGTGACAGTACGAGCTTGAACAGAACCATCTTCAAGCATTACAGACAGCGAATAAGACTTGCCTGAAAGAATTTCAAAAGGCGAATCAATGTTAACAGAAGAAACAGTGGCTCCTAAAATACGCCCGCCAAAGCGCTTCCCTTGTTTAGCAGGATCTGCCACTCCAATAATTTCACCGGGTAAAATAAAGTTACCTTCAGTGGCCACTTTGAAAGTGATTGTAGAAGTTTCAAGCTGATTGGTCAGTAATATCCACCGCCCAACACGCTGAGCTTGTCCTTGAGAAGTGGTTCCCATTGCTCGCACTTCCACTTCTTGAATGCCGTAACGAGAAGTGCCGTCAACGTCCTCCACGTATTCAACTTTTTCTTTGTAACTGTCAGAGGGATCATTCCAGCTTACTAAAGCTACAGTTTTACGAGCTTTCCTCGCGGAACCTTCATAAACAAAAGGCGGCGTCGTTGTTTCCCCATTGTCATCCACTTCTTGAATAACATTGGCAGGGGAAAAGATTTTACTGACATTTTTAGGACGGTCTTGCAAAGCAATAATGGTGCCTTCAGCAAAATAAGTAAGCCCTCTGAATGCTGCCGCAAGAGCGTTCAACACTTCGTAAGCATTACCTCTGTCAGTGATATAGGCATTAAAAGTCATTCGAGGCTCTAGACCTCCTCTGCCGTCTGGCACTAGCTCGTCACAATACTGAGCAATGGGATAGAGACTATATCTATCCACTTGAGTTGCATCAATAAATTCTCCTGCTCCATAGCGACTATTAGTCAGTAGATCATAAAAAATCCATGCCGGATTATTAGTCCAATTAGTCTGAAATGTGCCGTTCCATACGCCAAAATATTGCCTTGTAAAGGGATTATAGTTTGAGGGAATTTTTACTTTTACGCCATACAATTCTGCTCCAATCTTTGGCACCGCGCTAAAATTTTCAGCGCCAATTTTTAAACCAATAAGGCAAGAATTTGGATAGCGAAATGATCTATCAATAATGCCAACAATACCTTTGAAGAATAAATCGTCTGAAATAGACGTTGTTGTGGGGTCTTCAGTGAGACGCTCTACCGTTACCACCCACGGACCTGCGCCAGTCAGGCCGAATTCATATTCAAAATCTACCGGACCTCGTGATTTGCCTGTAATGTTAATATTTTGATTGACAAAATCAGAGCCTCCAATTGGCTTAATTTTTATATTAAAAGAAACAGTGCGTCCTTTCACATCGCCAGTTTCTTTATCAATATAAAACAACGCACCAATACCAACCCTAAGGCGAAGGCGGTTAAAATTACTTGCAAGCGTTGTACGAGAGATGGGGCCGCTTGCTCGTGCTAGTCGCAGGCCCACGCTCTGCTCTGCTCTAACATCGTTAAAACCTGGCATGGGGTCTTGATTTTGTGTGCTCACGCGATAATCGACCACCAACGAATTGACTTGCCCAGTGACTGTGCCACGTTGCAAGCCTGGAATGCTTTGGGCGATGGCAGGCTGTAAATTACCTTTGCCGTTGGCTGACGAAGAGCTGCCAGTAAAAAACGTAGACACTCCATAGTTAAAGCTGCCATCAAGGTTTTTAATTGGCGTATTATCAAGAAAAATTTTAGTGAGAGGATCCACTCCAGGCTCAAAACCAAACACTTCTCCTTCGGAAATCAAGCCGACAACTGTAGCTTCCGAACGACTTCGGAGAGATTCTGGATCTTCTTCAGGCTCGCGACCTCCTCCTCCCTTTTTGCCGCCGCCGCCGCCGCCCTTACCGCCGCCGCCTCCGCCAGAGCCGCTAATGACAATTTCCCAACCGCCTTCCTTTTCGTAAAGACTCTCTCCCATCAGATTGGCACCTGTTGAGTAGTAATAGCGGAAGAGATGACTAATGGAGAAACAGCAAGGAATTTGCCGTAGAGCAGAGGTACTGGCTGTCCTTGAACTGTAAGAGCCGCGCTGCGATCAAAAAGGAAACTATCAACACGATCTGCCTCTTTAGATTTAGAAAGGTCAGGTGTGGGAGAGAGAAGCGAAGAAACGCCAGTAAGTACAAGAGAGGTTCCCAGTGAAAATAACAGTCCACTGCCAAGAGAAAACCCTGCTGAAACTCCCGCTGCTGCTGCGGCTTGTGCTCCTAGAAAGCCAGCAAAAATCGTGCTGCTACCGAAGCTGACAAAAGCCAATGCAACAAGGGCCACTCCAATTAAAATCCTGCCAGTAGATCCTCCTCCAGAAACAATGGGGGCAATAATTAATCGCCTGCAGCCCATTAGTACATTCTCATAATCCATCCCATCGACATCATCGTCTATAAGCTTAAAACCAACGCCTTTTTCGTGAGCAGCGCACAAATACTCTTTAAAACCTTCCAATTGGTTGGATAGTGCAGAAAAAACATCCCTCGCAGAATGCGCCATGAAACAATGCTTTCGCCCAAACTTACGGCCTAGTTCTCCTAAAAGCTTGATTTCTACCATTTGCATTAGAACAGCTCCTTATGTCGCATTAGGCGTTTGGTGCATTTCTCCCAATAACCCCCATAGACATTCTCTTCTGACAGTCTATCTAGAAGATGATGATAGAACACGTTTTCATTAGGCCGTGCCAATACTCCGATGTGATTGACGAAATCACACTGCAGTTGCATCAAAATCATATCGCCTTTTTTCTCTAGCTTGCCAATCTCAACAAAGCCTTGGTCAGTTACATTTTTTTCAAACATGCGCCATTCTGGACTGCTCCATTCAAACTCTTGTCCTCTATCAAAATCATCTAGCACTATGCCAAATTCGTTTTTATAAAAATCTCTAAATACGCCATAGCAATCGTACATACCATAAAGCCATGGTCTACCAATGTAAGGGGCATCTCCATAGGGTGACATTTCATGCCATTCGTTCAAGCCTACAGCCAGCACTAACCAGGGCAAATTGCTAGTTTTGCATGCTTCAATGTCGTGACGGCTAAAGCCACCTATAAAACCAGGATGCGAATGAAAGATGCCTTCTATCTCTCCTTTTTTTTCTGCCTTTGCATATGCTTTGGCGTCAATTGCAAAATTAGACGATGGGAAAGAATGAAGGTTTTTACAAGGAATGTATTTGCCTCCTGCAATAAGACCACAAACTTCCTCTTCTGGCGCCGTCAATGCGTGCGCTCTCATTTCAGCTCGTAAGTCTTTAAACATCAGCCTCTCGTTAAATTAGCACCAGGGAAGCCTCCAAATGGTAGCGATTGCGCAGGGAAACGCAAAGCACAACTAGAGACACGTTTGCCGCATACGTCTGAAAGCCTGAGAGGGTCATTACTAGGCAACGCTGCAGTCGCCGCCGTCAACGCTGCCTCTGCACTATTGAGGTTGTTTTGCGCAGTTGTAATAGCCGCTAACGCATTAGAAGCCGTAACTCCAGCGGCTGCACATGTTCCAGGGCTAACTCCCCATCGCTCTATCTCGTAGTAATAAGCTGGACCTAAAAATTTAATAAAAACTTCCTTTCTTTGACGACCCTGTCTGTATGTTGGTCCAATGGGTACAGAGTTGTCATTAAAGACAGCCAAAAATCTGGTGGCACCACCGCTACTAAAAGGGCCGTCTGGACTTCTTAATACAAAACTAGAGGGCGACGATTCACTGTATTTTGTCTCTAGTAAGACAGCAGCAGCGCATTGCGCTTGCTGGTTACCGAGCGCTTGGTTATACGCTTGACGAGACGCTTGCAGTTGTGCCTTGCGCTGTTCTCTCAAGTACCATGCATTGATAACAGCAATTCCTTGAGCTGTCTGCCCTGCCGTACTAATTACTTGATCACGAGAATTAAAAACTGGAGCGCCTGTGTAACTGCATTCACTGCTGCGATACCGCCACAAACAAAGATTTTGTGTAATGACACGACGAGGAAGTTTTACTCCTTCAAGATCAAGAACATTACTAAGTTGCCATGTAATGGTTAACGCAGTTTCTTGCGTTTTGCGTTCAATGTAAAAAATATCAACGGGAAATTCTTGCAAAGCATCAGCCTGCGGGCTGCCGTCTAGGTATTTTTGTAAGGTGCGGCGTCTTGTGATTTTCGCTCCTACTAAATCATCGTATGATGCTACCACTTGCGTAAAAGTGCCAAGCACATTTGCCACTGTTAAAGATGGTTGCGCGATTTGCCCATTAGTATTTTTGTCGTAACCTGCCGAAATAATAGGCAATGGCTCATAAGTTTCTCCTTTCCATTGCACCTTTGTGCCGTCTTCTTTCAGTTGATTTGTAAAATAAAAAATATCAGCAGGACTATTTGTAAGACCAGACAAGTCCACATCGAACATTTCGACAATAGCATCATGCCAGCTTTGTTGAACGTCAGCTTCTAGCGTCATAAATCCTCCTTACGGCAAAGCTAAAGGAATTGTTATTAGGTCCAAGTACGCGCCATTGCCACGAATTGGGCTCTAGTCGATATTTATATAGACTATCATCCATGAAAAATTGACTGTAAAAGAAATCACCACGGAGTGCAGAAAGCTGTGCATCCAGGGCAATTGCTGCTGCGTCTGAAATGGGAGCCGTATCAATGGTGTATTCACGAATGTCAGTGTTGACGCCATTAGGACTCACTTGCTCGTAACCATCGCCAAATTGTGCCTTAAGCGTGCGATTGCCTCTGCGTACCGTTAGGCCATATTCACAAGCGATGGCAAAAGTGGGTTGGGTCATGATTTAGCGCCTCCCTAAAAGACCGCCAGGACGCAGTTCATCCACGATAACTTGCTTCACAGCGCCTTCAAGCTTACGGCCAAGACCAGCAGAATCAGAACCTGCTCCAGAAGAGGAAGTTTTACCGTCAGAGCTTACATTTACCACGATACTACTGTTAATTTGAGGCCCCGCTGCACCGCCCATTTCCACTGGAATAGAACGACCATCGGGAAGAGGAACAACTGCCTCATTGTAACGGCCTTCACCTACAAGACCTAATGTGGGACCAGTGACAACGCCTCCGTTAGCAAAAGCTTGGAAGCCTCCAAGGAGAACATTGCCATTAGCGTTCGGCAATACACCAAGAGGATTCTTAATATTTGCAGGAGCGTTTAAATCAGACAAGCCTGTTGAACCACCACCAGGGAACATTTGCCTAATAAGACCAATGGCTTCCATGTATAGCCACTGAGCAATCATCTCGCCAGCCATGTCAGCAAAAGATTTACCAATATTGGCAAACGCTTGAGCTAAAGATTCTTGTGCTGAGCCGGACCCTGTAATTATCGTGCTAAATAATCCTGCAAATTCGTCCTTGACACCTTGTATGGCGCCTTTAATATCTTCCATTCTCATTGTAGTTTCTTCTAATTTTGCCAGCTCCTCAATTCTTTCTGGGGTGGCAGATTCTCCAAGTCTTTGCCGGATGCCTTCTCTAAGCTCTTGACGAGGATCAAGCATTCCCGCAAGCCTAGCTTTGCCTTGAGCATCTGCCAAAGGCCCTTTATTGTATTTTTGTTGTTCAGCCAAAGCTTTTCTAACTTTAATCAAACGATCAGTCCCTGTGGCGGCGTCTTTTACCTTTTGAATAGACAGAGTTAATTGATTTGTGTATTCTTCCGTCATTCCTTTCAATGATGTTTGAATGTAGATTTCAGCTTTTTCGACGGCACTTAACTCTTCTCTTCCTGATTTAAGCGCTTTAATGCTTTCCTTAAGCTCATTTTGCGCTTCAATTTCGCTTTCGGCTCTTTTTGTAAAAGGTGATAAAACAACAGTAGCAAATTCTTCTTCGGCAAGCTTTAATTCTGCGTCTAATTGAGATTTCTTATCGGCCAAGTATTGTTGCCTATCGGCAACAACAAGTTCATTTGTTTTTCCCATATCTCGTTGGTACTGGGCTCTGGCAAGTGTTTCTTTAAGGGTGTAATCAATCGTGGCAAGAGCTATTTCTTTTTCTCTGGAAGTAAGATCCATCCTTTGCTTGATTCCTTCTGATTCTGTTCTTGCGATATTGGTGTAGTGGCTGGCAAGATCTCGGTCATATGCTTGAAGCTTACTTACTTTCGTTTTTCCTGTCTTCTTGTCCTCATCTTCGCCAAGCGTTACTTCTTGACGAGAGGGTAGTAATGCTGTTGCTCTTTCTCCTGCAACACGTTTGGCATTGTTTACAGTTTTTTCTGCTAGCACCCTTTCCTCAATAGCCTTTCCGAAAGCAGTATTTGCAGTTTCTAAGTTTTTCTTGGCAGCATTGACTTGGAGCAACGTCGCAGGATCGGCGTAACTTTTTCTTTTTTCAGCATCTTCAAGCTCTTTTTGTCTGGTTGCAACTATTAGTTCTGCAGCTTGCTCTACTCCTTGTTTCATCTCAAGATTTGATTGAGCGGCAAGCACATCTCCAGCCCCAGCTATGCCATCCAACTGATGCTTCAATTGTGCCACGTCGCCTGCAGCCTTTTTCGCGTTGTCTCCAACATCAAGCATTGCATTTGCAATTCCGGCAATTACCAAAGAAATACCAGCAGTTGCAACTGCCGTCAGAGCGCCTGTAAACAATACAGCAGAGATACGAGCGGCTCTGAAAGCATTGCGAAGCCCAAGCATACCGTTGGTTAAACCAACAATCCATAATGCAAATTGCTTGGCCTGTGCCGCTACCATTACTGCAATAAAGTTATAAATAGCTGCAATAGTAGGAACAAGTCCAGTCGCTTTTAATACGCTAAATGCTGTCGTCAACGTGCCAACAGCGCCAGCAAAAATAATTATCCCTCTACCTAAATTTGTATTTAAAAATTGAAGCGCTGCAGTGACTACGTTTACGATAACAGGGGACAATTGCAAGAGAAGTTGGCCAAGAGACGCAACGGAAGAAGCAGCATTTTGCACTGCAGGAGTTAATTGCTGAATAATTTTGTATAGGGCCATTCCTTGCGGAGAAAGAGCTTTAGCGGCATCTTCAGCGTCGGAAAAATTACCACTTAATACAGAAAATACATCAGTTGCGTCTTTTATAATTGATTGAATTTTAGGCCCAAAAGCCTGAGCAAATTGATTAACAATTGGCGATAAAGCCTCATACATTGACTTAATCGAATTATTTATGTTGTTAATTGAGCCTTGAAGGGTTTTTGCAGCGCCTTCTGCGCCTTTACCGAAACGCTCGCCCAAAACAACACCTACATTATTTAAAACTTGTCCTAAAGCATCGCCACTTAATTGGCCATCTTCCATAGCCTTTTTGAAGTCTGCCATGGACATGCCAGCAGCATCGGCCATTAAAGAAAGAGCGCCTGGAATTACGTCGCCAAGCTGCCCTGTGACTTCTTCGCTCATGATTTTGCCCTTACTGGCCATCTGCGAAAAAGCGTATGTAACGCGATCAACTTGATCCGGCGTCATTGATAACGTGGCCGCAGCTTGCGAAATACCAGTGAACAATCCTTGGATAGTGCTTTGATCAATGCCCGCAGGTTCCATGGATGCATAAAGACGTGCAAATCCAACACGAGCACTTTCTAGGGGCACGTTAAAGCGCTGAACAGTATCTGAAATGAATTGAAGCGATTGTTCAAAAGCTGGACCGCCGCCAGTGACAGCCATTAATTGGTTCTGAAAACTTGCTAAAGAACGAGCAGCCTCAAATGCCTGCGCTGGCATGTCAATAATAAACGCAAGTGCCTTGTACGCCGTACCAAATAACAGCACTTGTTTAATAGCGTTGCCAAATTCTCCTCCCAACTCGGAAACAGCTCCAGTCAATGGCAGTCGAGCCTGCTGCAATGGAGCCATTCCTTGTTTAAATCGAGACAATTGTTGCGAAATCTCTCTAAATCCGCCCGGACCGCTAATGCCGCTTTTTCTTGGCAATCCTCCACTTCCTTTCCCACCTGGTAAGAATGGGCCGCCAGCGCCTACTGGCACTTGCCCTGCAACGGTGGAATACATTTGATTTTCGCCCATTACAGAAGCGCTTCTCGTTGCCGATCTGAGCCTTGCCTGTAGTTCCTTTGCGGCAAATAGTGCGCCTTTCATGACGGCAGCACTACTTTCGCCTGCCGCAGGCAAAGCAAGCTGCATTCGACCCAGCATGTCAGGAGTAGAAATCGCGCTAGCAACACCGGGCATGCCGGACAATGCACCTTGAGCCCCTCTTGTTGGCCCTCCGATAAACGGCTCAAAACCACTTCCACCATACATTCCCCTGTTGCCACGACCCCAGGGTACTTGGCTGTTTGTTGGCAATGGACCAATGGGACTCATATATTGCGTGCCACCGCGCACTCCGCCGCGAGGACCGCGCACTCCGCCGCGAGCCGCTCCAATTCCAGCTCCGATATTTACATCTCCAACGGATGCAAGCTCAAGTCTCATTAACGCAACAATTTTTTTGATTTCACTTACTGCCCTTACCTTGAAATCTTTTAACCCCTCGACGAAGCCAATTTCCAAGCCATCAGCACTAAATTTACCAAGCTTCTTGAAAATTTTGGATGGAGATGCAATACCTGCTGCGTCTTTAAAAGAATCAATAAATAATCGAGCTCCTTTACCTCCGTTTTCTTTGAGTTTGGGGTTCAAGCCATTGGCAAGTCCAAGTGCAATGTCTTTTGAAATTGCGGGGACACCGCTAATGATTGAAGCTCTAAGCGAGCTAACTGTGCTCTTGCCAACCTCCGCCATGGGAATATTGGCTTTGGCCATTCCTTTGTAAAGAGCCTCAAGAGGGGCTTTTGTAGCTCTATTAATTAACGTTTGGATTTTGCTTGCGTCTACCGTCGCTCCGCCAACTCCTCCTGTTGCGCGGCTTGCTATTCCTTTGCTTGTTTGAACAGCATTATCCAATCCACGAAGTGCTTTGGCTAAAGTGCCAGCATTCTTGATTTCCGCTTTAATATTAGTTGCGACTTCCAGCCTGTATTTTCTTTGGCTAACATTACGCCCAAGCGCATTTAGCTCATTCTGTACAGAACGACGATCAAACTTGACATTGATCGGCACTGAGTAGCCAGCCGCTGCCGGTCCTAATCCCGCTAATTGTTGCCGAAAAAATGCAAGATCAAGACTTACCCTCAGTTTAAGTTCGGCGTCTTGAGCTGCCATTTTCCCTTTGCGTCCAACAATGCCTTTATTCTATAATCATTGACTTTGTTTTCGCCCACTAAAGCTTTTAAGTTCGTCAGCTAACAAACCAATAATCCTTCCGTCCATACGTCTTGTTTTCATCAAGCGTTGAAGAACAACCAAGCTTGCATCAGTCACACCATCTTCTTTCTTCATTTGATTGGAGTCAAATGGCAGGAAATCATTAGGCTTTACTTTCGATTTCTTTCCTCCCAGCATGCCTGCTGCCATTGCACCAAGCTTGGCTACGGCTACGCTTTGCACATTGTATTTAGACATATCATGCTTTCCTAGATATTTCAGTGCAGCCTTTACATCGTCAAGCTTTTGCTTGCCAAACTCCGCTGCTGTCCATCTCGGATCATTGAAGTCCGACGTAACTAGACGAAAA